ATGCCCAAGTTGTCAGTTCAGTTGACAAGAATTTGTGTTGTGGTCTCGTGTACCATAAAGGAGACACTTATGTTATGTCAGCAGTTTTTATTTGCACTGGTATGGTCATTGTACCTTTACATTATTTTAAACTCTTGGACACGACAGAACTTTCTGTACGCTTTATTAAGCATGTAAATCCCGATAGCCCCGGACATAGTTTCAGGGCTAGAATTTCTCTTAGTGCTGCGTATATTGTTCCAGATGCCGACTTTGTTGTGTGTTACTGCTCTAGTGGTGGATCTTTTAGAGACATCTCTAAGCATTTTCCTTTGGATTGTATGCCTGATTCACCCTTCAGTATGTTACATAGGGATGAAGAAGGATATTTGCAAATCTATAAAGGACGATCAAAGAAAATGCACACCAATAATGGTTTCAAAGATTTCAAAGGAGGTGAATACTCTTACTTGAGTAATAGCACCTTTAAAGGACTATGTGGAGCCGTTTTGGTATCGGAAACAAAAGGATCGGTTATTCTTGGAATTCATTTGGGAGGAAAAGGAGGAACACCCAAAGGTTGTTACGGAACGATCACCCAACAGCAGCTTTGTACTGCAAAGTTGAGGATACAAGATATGGAGGGTGTGCTAATGAGTGCATCAGAAGGAACATTTCCAACTGACGCTTTTGGTGTTAGTTTTACGGAAGATACTCCTTTACACCCTAAAAGTCCACTGAACTACCTACCAGAGAAGAGTCAATTTGCTTATATGGGATCTTGTAAAGGACGAAGCAAAACAACTGATGATGTGAAACCAACTATTATTACACAGTATGTTGAAGAAGTTACTGGTGTGAGTGGAGACAAATATCATCCACCAGTTTTGAAACCGGAATGGTTTGGTTTTCAAGTTGCTTTAGAAAATGCTTCTCATCCAGGCGAACCTCTGCCAGTGCGAGAAATGCAACATGCAGTGGCAGATTACAAGAAACCACTGGTAGAATTGGTGGAAAAGAATGATTACTGGAAGAAATGCAGACCTTTGACATTGAAAGAAACTTTGAATGGTATCGACGGAGTTCGCTTCATAGATGCTATGAAATGGTCCACTTCAGTGGGTTTGCCACTTTCTGGAAAGAAAACGTCTTTTATTGAAGGAGAAGTTGGTGACTTCCGAATGTGTGATGAAATGCAAAAGGAATATGAGAAAGCACTCTCCAATTTGGAACGTGGTGAAAGATTCTATCCAGTTATTCGCGCTTCAAAGAAAGTGGAAGTACTTGAAAAGAAAGATAAATGTAGGATATTTTATGCTAATCCTATGTTGTTAACTGTTCTCACACGTAAATATTTCCTACCTATTGCCAGGTTTATTCAGATGAATCCTTTGCTCAGTGAATGTGCCGTTGGTGTTAATTGCCAAGGACCTGAGTGGGACCAACTTACAAAACATATGTTTAAACATGGAAAGGAAAGAGTATTTGCTGGAGATTACAGCAAGTATGACCAGAAAATTCCATCCCAATTGCTTTTGGCTGCATTCAGAGTTCTTATTGATATAGCAGAAAAGATGAACTACTCTCAACAAGATTTGGCTATCATGCGCAATCTTGTAAGTGATATTGTATATGCTTATGTTTCAGTAAATGGAGACTTAGTGACATTACTGG